GCTGAAAGCGGCGATGATCAATAAAATACTTGATAACAGTCAACTGATCATTCACGTAGCAGCCAAACACAACGGTATCACACGGAACCATAGCGCCCTTATAGTCAGGCAGAGTCATATCAAAAGACTCGCAACCTTGTCCTGTAAATTCAGGGAATTTTAGCGCGCCAAATGATAGAGGGTTTTTGCTACCCCAATACATAGGGCCGCTTGATACTTGCGATATACTACCTTCGTGTAAAGCAATAGGCTTGGATATTAGATTCTCCCAATAGTTAATATCCCTATTAGCTTCTGCGTGTGCTAGCAATTCATCAGCAGGTGTTCTCATTATCTTGTAACGAATAGCGCGTTCTCTATGGTCATTACTGTTTAGCTGCCTAAATAGCAATGCGATATAGCTGTTTAAGGCAACTGCGTCATCACCATCAATACGTTTGGTATTTAATGTCCAGCCACTATCGACTGCGGCGCCCAGTCTTAATCTAATCTTAAAGCCATACGCATAACGCATACCGCTAGCGCTATAACTCCACCCACTATTAAACCCCTCAGTACCCTTGCTATTAAACGACCAGCCGCAAGCCATATAAAAAGCGCTGTGCTTGTAGAACTCCGTGGTATCACAAATCTTGATTATCACGCCAGCTCGGTACCAAGCTTGGAAGTCGTTGCCAGTTGGGAATAGCTCACCACTAGGCATACCGCCAAAGCGATCAAGTATGTACAATATCTCATCATCAGCCACTTCTTCCATGTACTCTTTAAAAGCTGGCGCTGTGGTTGCTGGTATCAACGGAAGTGGCATAGCATAAACACCAGAAGGGCTTATCTGTAGCAGCCATGGCTTACCAGTATCATCGAAAGACACAGCATTAGATAAGCTGTGGCGATACTCGTATTTATATTTACCCTCAAAATCAGGAAAGCCGGTATAGGCTGGCAGGCGCTGGTTTGCTATGTAAGCTCTAATGCTTTTGGTAACCCCAAGTGGAAGCTTTAATGTTTTACGCTCTAGCGTTTCATCAGGCAGTTTCTCGGTATCTTGTGTACCGTAGCCACCTATAATTTGCACAACCTCGCTCATTGCGCCGGAATACCAGGTAGCACGCAACTTATGATATTGGGTGAATATTCTTATACCTTTATAGGTGGGCTCAAAATATTTGAACCTAAGATCGTATTCAATGTGAAATCGGTGTAAAGCAACCTCTTTACTAGGTCTCTCTTTATTTGGATCGTAATCAACCAACCTACGTCTGGCAGTCTCTGTTAGGCGTATAGGTACGCCATCAGTTTCAAAAGGAATAGCGTTAAGGATAACGCCTGAATAAAGCATAGGTATGTAATCAGCGGCCATACCATCAATAACCGTTGACACTGTCTCGCTATTCTTGTGAGCTATGATACGAAAATTGCCACCCATATCTTGGATGACAACATAACCACCGTCTGGTAGATCGTAAACCATGCGCGAGCTATCTATAGAGGATAAGTCTTTTAGATTGCCAAAACGCCTAGCCATGACTGAAACAAACGCTTCATCACGGCCAGTTAGTTTGTCGCCAATGACATGCAGGCCATACGGTCTACCTTGATGCATGACTTACCTACACAGTCAGGCTAATGCGATAACCAATCTCGTAGGTATCGCCATCTTGGAATACACGAGGGGAAGCGTACTTGCTTGCACTGATAAGCACACCAGCTGTACCACCTTTAGCACTACTGGTCAGCATAGCCGCACCTTGAACCGTTAAGCTGCTAGCAGTCTTCATAGTCACCTTGGCAACTGATGTCATGTTATCTATGGAGCCTGTGCTTGTGTTTGTTGGTGTCCATGTTGGGCGCGTCGCTGAGCTATACCCTTCGGTCATACTGACAATTTCACTTGCCGTACTAGCAAAACTAGCAGCTGTCCAGTTGGCTGCTGGCTGCGCTGCTGCTGAGAACAATGCTAGGTGATAGCTGGCAGGTTTTGGAGTGGTACCAAGTGCGACATTTAAAATGTGCGCAAGGCCTTCAGTTGGAATAAGGTTTTCTGTACGAGCCCACTCACCACCGTTGGTACGATCAAAATATTCACCTTTAGCAGTAATACCACCACCAGTAGTGATGCTGCCATCTTGGTTTTCGGTATAGTCATTAGCGCTTATAGCTGACAACAAAGCACTGGCTAGAAAAGGACTCAATGTACTCTTATGTTTTTTCACGGTTTGTCTCCTTTGACAATTTGGTTAACCGTGATTAGTTTACCGTTGTGACAAGTCTCCGGTCGAACCTTACAGTAGTGCCAGTCTGTGCATTGATGTTGCTGATGCGCCCTGCTTGATATTCAATAATCTGCCCACCGCTACTGCCAGCAACATAACCATTGCTTGCTAGCCATACCGTCACCAAGCTACCGCCCTCGCTTGCCTCACCAATATCGTTACTGGGTATCTGTATCGCGCTATTCGGTACTGGTGGTTGAGCGCTCTTAATTGATATGCTCATATCATCAGGCTGTGTGCCTGCGATGAATATAACGTGGTCTGTTTGTCCTACCCACAAACCGCCTTCTACTGACTGAATAAACGTGACACGCTGGCTTGTTTGTATAAATCCGTGGCGTTCATCATGAAGATGATAAGCAAGTGGCTCAGAAAAACGAATGACATTAGCGGTGGCTGTGACCAATCGACCTCGCCAGTAACATAAATACTTACCAGTAGGCATTGGCGATAAGTGCGCAAACTGTGCCGCCATACCTAGTTTGTGATCGGCAGTAATATTAAAGCTAATATCAATCATGCTGGCTTTACCTGCTAATTGCATATCCGTACCGCCAACACTGGTGGCATAGATATTAACGCTAGAAATAGTGGGGTCTGTAACCAATGGCAAAACCACCTCAGCCTCAGCTCCTGCCGTCACATAGTCTGACAAGCTCGACTCCGTGCTTCCTCGAACCCAAGATATAGCGATGCTTCTTGTTTGTTTGGTGTTGTCGATACTACTATTGGCAATAGGTGACGGTGGCCTATCGATCGTTAAAGGCTGGCACGTTTGACCATCGTAAACAAATAAGCCATGCTTGCCAGCTGCTATGACGTGATTGTTTAACACCTCATAAACCACCATGCCGCCGCCAATATCAATCAACGGCTCATGCGTCCAGTCAGTAGGGTTTACTTTAACCAAGTCTTCACCAAACACGGCAAACACATCTTTATGTAGTGGGCTTTGCCATAACCCTTGATACTTATTGTCTGTCACTTTACCGCCACTGGAAATCATATCAATCTTGCCAGCTGGCGTGACATTGACATTAACTGCATCGCGCACATAAACAAAAGGCTCACGCCCACCTTGTACCAGCGCGGCATCTTCTGATGTGTTATCTATGCCACGACAAGGCATAAAACTTTGATTAGCCATTACACGCTCCTTTTAACCACTTATAGTTGGTGCGCCAAACTCAGCGCTATAGCTTGATTTTCTAAACTGATCCGAATTACCATCAGGCCTAATAAAATACTGGCCTAGTTTTACGCCAGTCGACCCCATAGCTTGTGAGCTTATACCGCCAGCCGCAATGCTTTGTGATTTAACATTATTAGTTATAGTGCCTATCACTTTCATTCTGTCTTTAAACCTGCTTGGCTCATACTCACTTCTAAACGCCACAAACCCTTCAACTGGTATCTCTCTTACGCGCAATCCTATACGAGTTTCACCGAAAGAAGATGTATCTCCAGCGCCTATCTTCATTGGCACAAACTCACCAATGCGCAAGCCTTGCCACATATAAGGTGTGTCGTTATTTACCGACCCGCCCATTCTCATGCTATTGCTACCACTGGCTTGTAGCTCTCTATGTAAAAGCTCTACACGCTGAACGCCAACGCCCAGGCCATTAAACCCTTTTGCTTGTACTGTCTGCGGTCCTGTGTATGGTGGACGACTTACTACTGCTGTTCCGTGACGCTCACTGTTAAACCCATAATCTTTAGTATCAATAATTTTTAGCGTAAAAGGTATCTCAGGAAAGCCCATAGCAAAGCCACGTATAGTAGGCGGCTCGATGTACCTGTCTTTTAAATAAACTCTGCTGTCCGATCCAACTGTCGAACTAGAATGGTTTTTAGGGTAAACAAATCTATTCTGATTAGTAACTCGCGTTGATCCAAACTTATCATCATTAAACCCAAATGACTGTCTATCTCTCGCCTGGTTAAAACCTTCCGGTTTTATATAAAAAGGTGTTACACGTAAATTGTCGCTCACAGATATTTCATTATTAATACCTATCGTATCAATAATGCGGATCTTGTTTGTAATGGTTGGCCCTTTCGTTATGTTCTTTGTTGATATACCTATTTCAACATATAAGTTGTTTGAATAAACAAAGGTATCGCCAAACTTCTGTGAGTTATGACCACGTTGATAAAGTACGTTCTGATTTAACCCTGGCTTGCTTGGCTCGCTACTCGGCTCGATGCCAAAACCGTCTTCAAGAGGGTTACTTTCGTTTTGAAGCCATATGTTTTGAGTGACGTATGGCGGTGTGCCTGTTTTTATTACTGCGTGTTTCTGACTAACACTAACATCCTGCCAGCTTAGTGGCTTAATCGTTTGTTTGCGATCCGCTATCTTTGAATTACCGAAAAGAGTTGCGGTATCACCTTGCGCTAATACGTGCCGCCATTGTGTGCGTATGCCAGCCTTGCCAAACTCCTGACTATCAAAAGCGCCTACTTGTAATTCAGGCGTGACATTCTTCACAGCACCATAGCCAAAGTCGTCACGATGGTTCCAGCGCGGCCCTATGATATTAAAGTGTATGGATAATGACGGTAAACCATACTTAACAGTTTCATATCCATTGAAACCAACATACCTGGTATAGAGGTCGACAGTTGGTAGGTTTATTTGTGGCGGTGCAATAGAGTATCGCGGCTCAATATCAACCGTTCTAATAGCATACGCTATCATTGGTGTGCCAGTTTCTAGCGACTCAAATCTACCAATGCCGCTATAGTAGCGCCTGGTATTAGCAACTATTGGTTGACCGTAATTAGTATGAGTCGCGCCAGC